CTTCCCATAGTGAGCCCTACAGCATTCCCGAGGATATCAAGCTGTTGATATGGATACATCAATTCCGCCATCCATGATTGATAGGCGTCATCTGCTAGAGCCTGATTGTACTGATTTAGCTGATCACCTACTGACAGCATTTGCTCAGCCGGGAGATATCGCATTTGCTCCAGTTCAGAAGCCATATTCATAGCAGCCAGGTCTCCAGTCTGGTTCAGGGATGCCGCCTCTAGTGCATTAGATGCGTTCTGACCGGATGCAGCCAGCATCCTTTGACGTTCTGCTTCTGCCGTTTGTGCGTTCCTAGCAAGGTCCGCTTGTTGCAGGCTTGCATTAAACTGCGAGCCTTGATTCAGCGCCGCCTGATTAGCCAGGCCGGTTTGTTGCAGGTTCGACGCATTATATTGGCCTCCCTGTTGCGCCAGGTTAGACTGAAATTGATTTGCAGCCAGTTCCCGCGCAATAGCCGATTCAGCCAATCCCTGTTGCGTAGTGTAGTCCTGAAATCTCATCTTGTTTTCAAGATCGCTCAAACTCCCGGTTAGATCGTTTGCCGCCCGAAGTTTCAACTCTTGAAGGCCGGAATTGCCAAACGCACCGCTTGCGACCTCCATTGCCGATAATTGGGGGCGAACTGCCGTATTGTAACTATCGACAACCCCCTCCCTTGCGCTTGAGATCATATTTTCAAGATAGGGATTCGCTCCCGCATATTCATTTGCCCTTACATTAGCAACGTCTCCCAGGTAAAGATTATTATAAGTAGAGGCTGTCCCCTGTGTAGTTTCCACCGGATTTGCGAAAGAGTTGGAATACGGATTCGCGCCCCCAAAATCAACGCTAGGCGTATTGATATTATTTTGCATGATATTCGATCCAGCAGTCATAGCTTGATCGGCGTAAGGCGTACCGGATAGCGAGGTATTTTGCGCCATACCCATGCCGGTAATGGATTGGTCAGATAGTCCGGCTATCCTATCCCCTCCATATTCCATAAAAGGTTGTTTAGCTAAATCGCCTGAATTGGATATGTAATCCTCAGCATAGGGTTTTACCCAATCTGGCATTTCGTTTTTGACCGTAGTCGTAGTGTTACTAGGGGTAGAACTTGACATCATTTCACCTTCTTTTCAAATACTGTTGCAGTTGGATAAAACCCGATTTTCTTACCTACTCTCTCCCATCCTTTTCTCGGGGAGTGATAGCGGATTCGATTAGCCTTGATTGACTTAGCCCAACTCTCTAAATACTGAACTGCTAGATTATGATAGTTTTGATTATGCCCTTCTGAATATAAGGCCCAAACAAATAATACATTTCCAGAAGCATCTGCTGTTTGTGCAGTCACGACAAAACCCATGTATTTTGTCCCTTCGTAGAACAAATGTAGTACAGCATCCCCGCTCTTGATTGCGGAATACATATCCTCAGCAATCCACCCCTCGCCATGTTTAGCGACTTTTTCCGCGCCATTTTTAACGCAAGGCCAATAATCATGGATTTCAGAAGGATCAACATAAATAGCATCAAGGTTCATATATTCGTTTGCCTTTTTGACCATCGAAGTTGTCCGCTTGTCTCATTAACAACTCGCTCATTTATAAGCTGTCCATCGCTCCAATATTTTAACGTCAGGCTCATAAAATATACAGTTCCCGTAAAAGTATCATTTGCGTGTGTCCCTTCCCTCTTTAGGTTGACGGCAATGTAAGATCCAGGCTCCAGGTCTGTAAGAGTTAAGGCATTAGCATCTGTCGGCATGGTTTCGTGCGCGGTATAATTTCCTGAACTAGCCGCCTCTTCGTAAGCAGGCGTCCCCCATGCGCCACTGGCCCATGCCTGATTTACATTGCCATACCAATAATCAAACACAAATCTTACTGTTCCCGTATTTCCACTGTAATCGTCGCACCATGTAATACATGGGTAAACAGTCATTGACTTTACTGTACCATCGTCATCAGCAAGCGTAAAACTTGCATCTGTCGGAATTTTGAATGAGAACCCTCCGAGATCAGTATCTACATTCCAGCCCTCAGCAGGGCGCATATTGGATATTTTTCGTTCTATACGCTCGATAGTCTTATTGATCCAGCCACTAAAGGGCGCAGAAAAGTCGATTTTAGGGGGTCTAGGTAGCGTGAATTTAGGCACTCTCTATTGACCCTCCTTCTATGTTAATTGTGTAACCTTTAATTACGATATTTGAGTCTGCCGCCGCGCCAGTGTCGAACTGAATTTTATGCCATCTTGCTTCTTGCATAAAATTAGCCTCAACGCCTTCTGGTATATAATCCCATGTTCCCATTGAGAAGGTTTTACCATCGTCAGATACATAGGTGCGGAAATATACCTTGTCACTCCCAGAAGGGAAGTCCGGGGCGCGTAGCTTTGCGCCTTTGAGCAAGCTACTTTTATGATCGTCGCCAATTCGACCAAACTTGATAGTCCAGTCTGTAGTGTTAGAAAGCAATTCAGGATCAAAATCTGCCCATCCTAAGTTAGAGGATGATGGCCCTCCCGTGTTTTGCATAACAAGCGCAGCCCGAATGTAGGGAGTCCCCGGTCTGTCCCAATCCATCATGCCATGAGATAAAGAGCGAACGCACTCAATATCAACTCCAGAAGGATGATTCACGCTCCCCCACTTGTCTAACTCGTAATTATAAACTAGAAATTTATATTTAGATGGGGCGATTGAAGTATCTAAATAAGTTATATAAATGAATTTATTTATTGTATCAACAGTAGCATCGGCTGTCGTTGTCGTATTCATTGCAGGAATTCTATCGTCCCAAATCTGACTGCCTACGCGCTGAATAGATGATCCATCAAATATATAGAATCCGTCTCTAGCCATAAAAAAATGTTTGTCGCCAATATCAACTAAAGTATCAGGGGCAGTGCATCCAATTGTTGAACTTATTTTATCCCATTGCCAAACAGAAGGAGGCCCGACATAAGTCCCTACATAAATAGCACTGTTTTTATAGATAATGACATTATCGTTCAGCGGTAGTATCCCGGTAGTCGGGCCGGGAGAGTCAACAAGACGGCCATAAACGCATTGAGTAGCAACGTCAGGAGTCCAGTCTGTATAATCTCCATAGGCGCAGCATTGCCAGCCGTCATAAAGCACCCCATAACCGGCAGTCTGTTGAATATTTGTCGCCAGGACGAACTGCCCCCAAGTGCAGATATACGCTGCTTTCATTCCTGAAACAGAAGAAAACGCGGCAGCAGTTGTTATATCAACATACTGCAAATCTTCCATCGCAATTCCAGAAGCAGCAATTGTAATATTGCCAAACTGAGCAAATCTCCATTTAGCAGGAGATGATGAATATGTCCCTGTTGTTCTATCCGTCCATGCCGAAAGAGTAGCTGTAGGCCCGCTTACTGTTGAGACTTGAACGCTAAATAGATTGTCATAAGTGCCAGCAACAACATAACCAATCCCGGCTGCGCTAAAGGTAAGACAAGCGCCTCTACAAATATCACCTAAACCGTTTGTCTCCCAGTCTTGTATCCCGTTATGAGATGCGTACCCCTTTTTAACAGGAACCATGTTCTCAAGATCAGCAATAATTCCAGGATCATAATCTGTATGTGACGGTGCCCATTCCTTAACCTCGATATATATTTCCCGCTCATCGCTCATTAGCTGAGGATCTTCTGGTTTACCATACCCTGGGCCTTTCATGCTTGTTCTATCGCTCCCATTCTTTCGGCCTTATCGGCGGCAAAAACTACTTCAAGTTCCCGCTGAAAGAATTGCTCGTTAATCATCATCTGCTTCTCATTCTGAAAAATGGCGAAAATCTCTACCAGAGTCGCATAAACCCATAGCATAGGATGATGCAGAACAAGATGGGGCAAAGTTACTCCAGTCTTAAACTCAGCATCAGAATGGTACTTGTAATATCTAACCCCTATCGCATAACCATCATCAGGTTTTGGATAGATAAGTAGTTGCCTTGTCGCCGCGCCAGAAGTAGGGTACTCAGATGTTAGCGCGTATTCCACAAGCATATCAGATGAAGGTTCATTTGCAAGCATAGTCGTGATATAATCAGTTGATTTCGGCTCAAGTTTACGCAAGATAGTATCAAGAAGAGATGAATGTGCCGCCTGCCATACATCAATAATTCCGACAAATCCAGTCGGCAAGTCTACGTATGGCGATTCTCCAACCGTAGTAAGGGCTTCACTCTCCACCATGCTAAGAAGCGGTCTAGCTTGGAAAAGTCGCTTGATTCTAGCATCAGCCATTTCCGTATAATCTTGGATTTCCGCCTGCGTTATGTCTGATCTGTGAATTCTATCCTGAATGGCTGAGACAAGATCGGCGTGTGTCGAGATATAATCCTGCATTAGTAACTATCCGTTAGAATATTGTATGAGCCTATAGGGCCAATATCTGATAATCTAGCATACTTCTTAGCTTGCGCCGCATTCCTGTTAGCCAGCTTCATAGCCTCCTGAAATTTCATGTCAAACTTGCTCGCTTGATCATCCATTTGCAGGTAGGAAAAAGCCTCTGCAAGAGCTCCAAATAGGTATATATTTGGATATCGTGTCAAAAGATCGTTTGTACTAGAAGCGTTAGAAAGGCCGTATTTCAATTTTACCCTAGCCTTAATGCTTGTGTCCTCTGACCACTTCTTATCAAATTCGATATCATCAGAGACGCAGTAATATTTGGGAATACCAGTGCTGCCCCTATAAATGTTATCCATCTCTACGCATGAAATTTGTTTTAATGGGATTTCATCGTTACCAGAGACGCGACGAAGAGATATAACTTGAGAATAAGTATCAAATGGATTTGCTGAAAGGGCGCGAGTACCAGAACTCCCTGTTAGTGTCACTGTAGCCAATCTAGCAAGATCGCGTAAATAATCATTCAGTTTAGGCTCCACCAGACTAATAAAATCATCATCAAGATTGACTACATCAGCCTGCTTAACCCATCTGAATATCTCCTTTTGTAAATCGTAATAGGTTCCTAATGGCATTAGATACCATCCTGCCAGTCGGCAGCAGTAATCTCGTCAATCAATTCATCAATACCGCGTCCCTTAATGCCAAGAGGCTTAGCAATAGCCCTCAACCCGCTAATACCATTTTTGTCTGCAATAACCTCTAGTTCCTCCCGAGTCCACCAATGCGTCGGGCCTACCTTTTCCTGGGGGGTCGTTTCTTGCCCTTTTTGCATCCCATCTTTAGCCTCCTGGGGCGATTCATAATGAAAATTCTTAAAGTCCTCCGGGAACCTGATAATTGTATTCTGAACTTCTCCGTTTTCTGCCCAATAAACCATTTTGGGGTATTCTACTTTAGTCATAGCCTAGCCTCTTCATTGTCCTACCAAATGCCTTTTTCAGACTATTGGCCTGTTTAGGGGTAATCTTTTCGTGTTTGGTTCCGAAAAAGCGGTTTTTTGCATAAGGGGAGGATTCCTTAAATCCAGCCTCTTTTTCCTGCTTTTTGAGCCGGGAAAGCGCAACCTCCTTAACCGCAGCCTTCACTTTGTCCATGTCGGGGGTAACTCCCGAGTGTTCCAGCATTTCGGAAAAACATCTAACCGGATCTGCTTTCATGTCCTCATACTTCCATGTTCTAACATTATGAGTGTCCGCATTAAGGTAAGATTTAACGTAATCTCCCCATGAGCCGGTAAAATCTGATACTGTAGCCGTTACCCCATTCCCCTGCATGACGTTAAACTTATCCTCCATGCGCTCCAGGGCTTCGTCTAGTGATTTGCCTGTATGTGTAGCGAATGACGGCAGAACGTCTCTAGGGTCTCTTACAATGTGGATAACGGCCTTTGTTAGAGATAGGGGCAGCAGGTCAATGCCATTAGCCACTACATGCTGATTATGTGATTTAACATAGAGGGGAATACCCTCAACTTTATGCTTATGATATTGCCTCACCATCCTGAGCAAAGCCATAGGTCTCGTTAGTTGCTGTATGTCAACAGAGAACCCTGTGATATTAGAGCCATCGCCAACTCCATGCCTTGATGCATGATTATCTGGAACAGAAGTCAATACTTCGTTTATGTCAACTTCACCCAGAAAGTAGGCATCCAGGAACATTCTCACCCATGTATTCCCTGATTTTGGGTATGATGCCAACCATACTATTTGATTGTAATCCATATTCACCTTTGAAGTTCATTCTCTGAACTATCCATTCTACGGAATATGCCATGCCATTGCGACATTTGTAAAAAGGGGGGCATTGCGCCCCCCTGTATCTGCTTATGTATGCAGGATTTTGCAAGCAAGTTGCGGTCGAAGTACCTTGTAACCGTACAGAACATCGAGACGGGTCAGAACCCTATCATTGATAACGTCATAATCAGAGACAAGACGCATACTAATGCCGTCTTTAACTTTGCGGTTTGCCATGTGTACCCCTTTCGGAAGTACCAAATCAGCAAAACCAATTGCGGCAAAACCCTTTTGAAAGAGAAGGGACTGATTATAAGTTGTCGCGCTTGCGCCCTTAAACGTAAGAGCCGCATTGTCAGCAGGGGCCGCGTCAACATTCTGATACGGGCCAGAAGCGACAATTGCAGGGGAGATAGAGAGCGTACCGGCACCGGCTGCATCATCAAGCACCACG